TTAGTAACTTCTTTGTTTTCTTTCTCAGTAAATGTAGCTGAGCCAGAAACGTCAGTAAACATAGCATCAACTGACCAGACGTCTTTAGTCTTTTTCAGTTTAGTTGCTATTTCCTTACCGAATGATGCCTTCATATTCTCGAACGAAGTACCAGTGTAAACAGTATGCCAAACAATACCGATCTTAGCTGACCGAATTGCCCTGCCCATTTCTGATTTACTAGGAACTGCATATACAATTGTATTAGGGTGGAACGTAGTAACTTTCTCGCCGTCATGAGTTTCGGACTTTAGATCGCTCTTACTGAACAAGAAGTCACCCTGAATGACGCCATTGATACCCAAAGCAGGTAAATGCTTCAGCGCCAGCTTCAGCTTAACTGCCAAATCACCCTTAGTGTCGGCATCTACTTCGTCAGGGGTTTTGTAAACTTTCGGGTTCTTAGCGAATACGCCTTTCTTCGCAACAAAGAATCTGCCATCACTAGGATCCTGACCAGCAAATATAGCAGGAGCGCCGTCCCACTTAACAGTAGTAGAAACGCCCCGACTACTACTGCCAGACAGCATGTCACGCATAGATCTAAGCAAATTAATAGCTTGTCTCGCACCAGTTACTCCTCCATTAAGAACAGCATCTTCCAAATGTTCCATATGCGTGTTCTTGTCTTCAATTAAAAATGTATTAAACTTCTTCATGGTCATCTATCCATCTTTGAACTTCTGCCTTAGCAGTAGAAACATTCTTATATCCGGTTACGGGATGTCTCGGGGTGTCTCCGCTCTTATCAAAGATCGTGGGTAACACTTTCTGACTACCGTCCTTATTGAACTTCATAGAGTCCATACCTGACAAACGAATCTCGAACTTACCATCAGAAGTTACGTGTTTGAACACTTTCCTTCTACCATCATAACCGTCAGGAACTTTCTTCCATTTGACCTTTCCTTCAGTAATGTATTCTTTGAAACTTTTCATTTCTTTGCCTTTTGTGTGGTTATCCACTTCTGTGCTATAGAGTTTTCGGGTGGCTTACCTGCCCATCTCTGGATATCCTTATAAGCCTCCAATGTAGATCGCTCAATATCTGCCCCTTCAGAGTTATCAATAATGATCATGCGGTTACGGAATAACCCTTGAAACTTACCAATATTCTTTTGTACTTCCTTCCAAAGTTTAACAACCAGCTGTTGAGGAAGTGACCTTGGTCTCTTGTCGTTTCTCATAATCGAAGTATCTAGATCAGTATTAACAAATATCATTTTTACAGCATAACCTAGTTTGCGGAGGTCGTCAACTTGTTTTTTAATTTTACCGTAATCTTTACCAGTCCCATCAATTACCAACCCCAACCTGCCATCCAGCGCCAGCTGCATTTTCCTGCCAGTGATCGCCTTTGCGCCAGCACGAATCTTCTGCCCTTGGGCTGAGGCAATATCTTCTGGGCTAGTTGAAAGTCCTGCTTTCTTAAGACCAGCTTCGAACGCATCGTCAGAATTGATGAGTTTAAACCCGAGAGCCTGCAGAGCAGTCTTACCCGCAACAAACGACTTACCAGATCCTGGGCCACCTGCTAGGAATACAGCTTTAAATATCGAGGGGTCATTCACGCCTTCGGTCAGCTCGTGAACAATCTCATTATCTTTGTATTGATTGAAATTTAACATGGGTATCCTTTGTACTCTCATAAGTTTAAACTTAGTATAACTTACAGTGAATTGATGAGAAGTCGTTAGTCTTTGTGCTTGAGTAGTAGCAGCTCTTCAATATGTCTGGGTTACTCTCTAGCAATATCTCGAGATAATACGTCAGAAACGCGCCAGCTTTCAATGCTATTTCTGAATCGGGGAATGCTGATACTTTATCAACTACAACCGAATTCCTCAGAAGTCTAGGCAGAGTTGTGTTCAAATACTTCATCGGATCATTCAGAATCTTAGTCTTATCTGAAGGGATGTCATATCCATTATCTATTGCCAGTTTGGGGAATAACTGCGCAGAAACTGCACCGAGCTGAACAGCTGCGCCCTTTTGTCTACCCTCAAGGTAGATCCGAATATCTGAATTCTTAGATACGGTCGCCGCCTTATATCCAACCCTCAGGTTGAATCCTTTAATGTTACCATCAGTTTCAAGTATGAAGTTCTTTTGGAATGGGTCAAATAATACGCGACTCACCTTAACATCAACGTCAGGCAAATCTAGAGTAGAAACAGTTTGGAACTTTCCTGCCTTACCCTTCGACACTTTCTTTAATGATACGCCAACAATCTCTTTGCTCTCATACTTATCACTCAACCAAGCATTATACTCAAGGAGAGAAGTAATCCCCTTGGTCTGCTTTATAACTTGGCTTTTGTTAAGTGACATAATCCAGACGTCAGATGGGTTCCAGTTATCCTTCAAATCGCTCAAGCCGAACTTCTTTGCTAGAACGAACAGTATGTTAGAGTCGTTTTTCTCTGAATCAAGGTAAATTTTATGCTTAGCAAATCCAGAACCCATGTTCGAAGTGAACGCGCGATACTGCTGCTCAAAGTTATGCATCCACTCATCACTAAATGGATAGCCAACCGCATCAGATATACCCTTGATGTCAATTTTCTTATTCTTGAACATAGATGAGAAGTATGCGATAGTGCCATTCTCTTGCTCAGCAGTTGACGGTATAGTTACCGCTTCACCCTTCCGTGGTAGTTTGCCAGTTCCGCGAATACCGCCCGAGGGTGTCAGCGCGATATTAACTAACTTAGATGTGACATACTTATCACCAGAAGGGGTGAAGCCATAACCGACCAAAGACTTGTGTTTAACTAATTTGGGGATAGCTGATTTGTCTGTAACCTTAATCACTAATCTTGCATTTGCCTTGCGGAAATCATACTTCGGCTCTATATAGATATTCTCAGCGTCAGCAACTTTCTCTAAGCGATTAAGAAACCTCTTCAATTCAGGGTTCATAGCTGTAGGCAAATGTTCAAAACCAAGCCACTGTTTAGTCGCTTCGGTCAAGAACTCATTAAAATTATGCATTGGTCAACCTATAAGTAATTTTGATAATTATATTATAACCTATTTATAATCGAAAGGAAAGGGAAAAGGAGCAGTTTTGTGTGACATGCTTAGGTCACTATGATTGCGCAAACACTTGAGAGAGTGAGAGAGGGGTGTTTACGCAATTCATTTAGATTTTCAATCCACTGAAATCTTTTCGGCCAGCTTTCTTGGTCATCCATTGCATCGAATCATCTTCCTTCATGCGCTTACCGTATCCCGTCTGATCAAATACTGGACCATTATCGACAACATCCTCTTGAGCCTGTTGCTCAACATCGTACAGTCGCATCTTAGCTCGGTCAATGCCAACCATGAACCTTTTGTACTGTCCTGGGTCACCATAACGATTCTTTAATTGCTTGATCATTATTTGCCCCATCTCATCAAGTTCTTCAGTAACGATCAGCGCCGCCATAAAGTCAGCTGTAGCTGGCAAACCAAACGACTCAGATGTATCAGTCAAGTCAATATCACTGCTACCATAACCGCTTCGGGTTGTCTGAGTAGCTGTCACAATAGGTACGTTTTGCTCACCGGCCAACCCACGTATCTCTTCAGCAATTGCCTTAACCAAAGTGTAGGAGTTATGATTACCGCCATTGCGGAGGCGGGATGACATACAAATATTAAGATAATCAATATAGATGATATCAGGTATAAATGACTTCTTCAGCTTCAACTCATTGAGAAGGTGACGGAAATGCCCAGTACCAGCTGACGCAGTAGGATATTCTTTCACGACCAACTTACCTGTCGTCTTACCCTTTACCCGCGCAATCTTCTTATCATACATGGTCTTTGACAAAGTCTTCAGGTCGTCGAGTGTCACATTGAGTAGATTGGCATCGATACGCTCCGCAATCTTTTCCTCAGCCATTTCCATTGTAATGTAGAGAACGTTCTTACCATCCATCAGATTAGCCGAAGCCATATGGCACATAGCCAATGACTTACCTGCGCCAGTACCAGCCATCAAAACATTCAAAGTCTTACGAGGCAAACCACCACCAGTAATCTTATTCATGTACTCAAGGTCAAATGGAACCTTTTCTTCTTTACGATGGTAGAAGTCAAACCGCTCGCTGGCATCTTCAATAAAGTCGTGACCAACATTAGGGTCAAAAGAAACGGCAAGAGCATCAGACAGTAACTCGGGAATAGCACCCTTATCCCTGTCTTCACTCCCATTCGAGTCTATAATGCCAATGCTTTCCATAATAGCATTATAGACTGCTTTCTCTTGGCAAAACTTTTCGGTTGTCTTTAACAGCCAATCCTGATCTTCAGCCTGCTGGATATCGAGTTCGGAAATATACTTACCACATTCCTCAAACTCTTTATCCGTCAGGTTGCTGACTGCATCTAGCTCAATTGTTAATGCTTCTTTAGTCGGAAGCGAGTTATACTTCTCAATAAAGTAATCAATTTGTTGATAGACCGTTTTCTCAACACGGTCTGCGAAATACTCTGGCTTTAGATATGGAAGCGTTCTTCTCGCAAATGCTTCATCATTCAGCAGGTGTCTCAGTATTAGTGTCTCTGTCGCCATCTGTCATCTCTCTCACGTTTTCTTCAATTATCCCAGCAAGAATTTCGCCGGTAATTTTTTCATAATCACGGAACGCAGCAATCTCTTCACCTTCAATCCACAATACATCAAAGTCTAAAAATCCTACGCCGTCATCATCTTCCCTAAAAGTTACTGTATCATATTGGTAAACAACTCCCTCTAAGTCGCCCTCCAATATCTTAATTGCCCAATGATCATCATGAAAAGCATCATCATGCTGGACCAAATCATACTTAACTGGCATCTTCAATCTCCTCTACAATTGATTCTTCTTCACCGGAACCATACTTAAACTCTTTACCAGCCGCGACTTCAATTTGCGCCATAATATCATCGGTAAAATATTCAGATGGATTTGTGTAGATAGCCTTGGCGAATACTTTACGACCATCAGGAAGTTCATAGCGTGTAGAAACTTTCTTGAATATGTCATACTTCTCAGCAAGGTCTACCAGACCATAGTAACGATCAAGGCCACTGGTATATGATAACTTGACTTCAACTTTCTTCTGCTCTTTAGTGAATCTAGACTTATGCATAGTGACTTTGATAATATTACCAATCACGTCAGTTCCGTCACGATCCTTCTTCTTACCGAGCATTACAATGGAAGAAGCAGCATACTTCAAGCCAGATCCGCCGCTGATTTCTTTGGTAGGAATATATGCGCCAATCACATCATAGACGTGGTTAGTGACCAGAAGCGGGACATTAGCTTTAGCCAACTTCAATGAAAGAACACGGAATGTTCCGCGCAGTAATTGCGACTTGGTCATATCACGCTTATCACTACCAGACTCAGTATCGGCCAGCTCTTTGGCAGACGACAACATACCAAGCGAATCAAGAACCATCATCATCGGGGGAGCTTCTTTACCCTGATCAATATAACTTGTCAGAATACGAGTGGCATTAGTTCGGAACTCTTCAATCGAAGATGGCTCAGAAATAACAACACGCTTTGTGTCAATACCCCGATCATCCATCATCTGCCTAGTGACAGCAGCTTCTGTGTCAAAGTAAATGACACCGCCAGTAGGATTATCTGCCAAGAACTGCTTGAGCACACCCAAAACAAAGAACGTCTTACCTGTAGCGGATTCACCCGCAAAGGCACTAATCTTATTATTGGGCACGCCGCCATAAATACTACCAGAGATAGCAGCGTTCAATATATAAGAACCGGTGTCAATAGAACCTGAGAACTCAGAACTATTACCACCATCACTCAGGAGAGACGTATTGTCAATCCCCTTTACCATATCAGTTAAAAAACTCATACAAAATTATCCTCACTCGGTTTAGTTATCCAGACATTTGTGGCAAAGCATCTTCGTAATCCAGATGTTACATGGGTCACTCGATGGACAGTACCAGAATCAAATATAATTAGGCGATTCGGAACAGGCTGAAGGCGCTCGACACCATCATCCCGCTGAATCTCAAGATACCCTTCATCCGGAAGGGTCTTGTGGCAATAGTAAACTGAACCAATATAAGGTGTATTCAGTTCACCTTCTCCTTGGGCATAAAGGTGTTCATCCTTATCAAAGTGCCAAGGCAAATCCTGCTGCTTTCCAGGGAAAGACATGATGTTATTCCAGTACTCAATACCCGCATAATCTCCAGGCATCATACCATGAACGGCAACAGTATCCCAAATGCGCTCAGTAACCATTTCCCATATATTGGAAGGTTTAGCGCCTTTATCCATAAAGCTATATGGCAATGTACCGCCCCAGAACCTATCGTGCTGAATATCAAACAGCAAGGGATCATCATCACTTAAAAAATTATCAATCACTAACATAACAAACTCCTCAATATACCCTCAATTATATACGATACGATACCAAAAGTCAAGCTTTATATATGGCAGTAATCATATCGCTGAACTGTTCCAACTTCTCGAGGCGGTTCGGCCAATATATATGGCTCTTTTCTGGGTTCTTTGCCAGGTTGGTCAGCAGGGGCTGTATAGCATTATACAGTTTATCGAGCCTTTCTGATGTGTCAAAAGACGATTCGTTGATCGCCTCTGCTTCTGCCCTAATGGACTGTACAGCCTCCAACTCGTCTTCATTAACAATAGTAAATCCAAAATCGAAATCGCTCATACTGTTCTCCTATCCGAAAAAGCCTTCAAGAGTAGACTTTCTCTCATCGCTCCAGCCAACTGACTCGAGTATAATTTTAAGTGGGTCAAGAAACGCTTTGTTAAACTGCGTATCATAATCAATGTAACCGCTCAGATCAAACTCTTTGGGCAATCCATGCATGACACTTATCACATTATGTTGTGAGGGGTTTGGTTTATTTAGGTAGCAGAACTTGATCTTTTCGCCATCCTTGATCACCTCGTACTTCTTAGTCAACTTATGCTTCCGGAGTAAATGATTGTACACTAGACCACCTCGAACATGGATAGGTGTACTCTTAGGAATATTCAGATCGGTAGCATTGCCATCATAATATTTACCAAAGTCAGATACTGACCGTGGAAAGGCAACTTCCTCAAACGTCATCTTCTCGAACTTAGTTCTAAAGTCGGAGATAAACGCTTGGGCAGTTTCCTCATCCTCATTCATGATAATGTTAATGGCAGCTTCAAGAGAATCCCTGCATGATTGCGGAGTAGATGACTTTACTGTTTCAATACCCATCATCTTCAGCTTAGGAGTAGAGTAACGAACGCCCTCATTATCATAGACGTTCATCATGTATCTTTTCTTAGCAGTCCAGATTGCCTTATCCGCAATAACCTCACGCTTCATAAACATCTTCTGGTCGAACGAATTGGTTATTTGTGCCAGTTCTTCATAACTTTTATCAATAAAAGGTTCCAGCTTCTCGCTTGCAACTGTGTCCAAGAAGTTGACGATTTTGACAGGGTCACTTCCCTCTTCAAAGCATTTACCCACAAGTGCATCGAAATTAACGTAAATCGAGTCTGTATCCGATGCGATAACATAGTCAGCTTCGGATGTTTGCAGTATCTTATTAAGGTATTCATTTACTCTCCTCTCAATCCAACGAATGGATAATTGCCCTGATAGCGTGATGGCCTCAGCTTTCCTCACATCGAAGAACCTGAAATATTTGTTTCCAACAGCGCCATATGCTGAGTTTAGCTGAACCTTCTTAGCAAGCTGAAGATTCTTGTACTTGCTTATATCTTTGATCACTTGCTTCTTGCGCTCAAGAAGGTCAGCCTTACTCATGTTTTCAATCATTAAAGAATAATCCCACTTGTCGCAGAAAGATACGCCTTCTCAATATCAGCATTAGTTTCTGTCACAAAGACAATACCACCAGAGAAGAACTCAATCATGGGAGTATCCTTTACGCCAGTCTGACATACGCCATATGCAAAACCCATACCGCCATCCTTGCCTGAGACCAACATACGCGGATCTTTAATCTTCACCCCAGTAGGACTTCGATCTTCAAACTTACCAACAAACTCACCAGTCAGTGTTACTAGAGATACTACATCACCTTTCTTCATATTGTTCATATTGCTTTCAACCTATTGTTAATTAATTCTAGTTCAGCTTCGGATTCAAGCATCTTCTTCTTGTATCCTTTACGCTCAGTGTACATACGTTCCATCATTTCAGGCAAGAACCCTTGCTTATCCCTTCGGAAGAAGTGACCATTGGCCGCCATACAGCGGTCAGTTGTCGACTTCACTTTCCGGTCAATGATGTCATCAATCGTTACATCTTCATACTCACCTTCAACAAAAGTTTCGGGGGAGATATTATACTGCATAATCAAATGCGGATACAGAGAATTCAAATCGAAACTCATAACCCACTTGTGCATACCAACTTGCGGATCCTTAACGTATGCCCCAGCAAAAGTTGAATCCTTAAATGATTCTTCCTTCGGTGGGATAACTATCCGCTTGTTTATCAGGTAATTATGTATAAGAACATCCCACATCGTTACCTGAGTGAATGTGTCATTGTAGTTTACCTTAGCATCATAAGCAATAGCCAAAGCCATCTCAATCAGCTTCATCTTATCTTCAAGTTTATCAATCAACTCCACATCTTTAATATTATAGTCGATAAACTTCTGATAGTCAAGTTTATGGAGTTGATTTAGATTACCAACGTCAGAGTAATCAATCTTCCTCTCGCCCAATTCTACGTGAGCAATATGATCAAGGCGATAAGATGCCTGTTGAGAATATGTAAACTTCTTATACAGCTGCAGGTAATCTAGCGTAGCAATACCAGTCAGCTCCCACAATATTTCTTGGCGATTGAATTTAGTAATCTCGCGCTTCTTCAACCAACGGAATGGGGACAGCCGCTTTACTTCCTCATTACCAAGAAGTTTGCCAATACGATTGACCAGATATGGGATATCGAATCCTTCAATATTCCAACCAGTAATGATATCGGGGTCAAGGTTCTGCCAGAAGTTTAAGAAGATAGACAATAGACGCTTCTCGTCTTTGGCGTCAATATAGTGAACATCTTCCCGAGACTTTTTATACTCGCCAACACCAACAACCCAATAGAACTTCCTGCCTTCCTTCATATGAGAAACACAAATAGCTGTTACAGGCTGGTTAGCCAGTTCCGGCAAGGGGAACCCATCCTCAGAGCCAACCTCAATATCTATGTTTGCTACCTTGATCTGTTCAACATCATAATCGTTCCCGAACTTCTCATTCAGGTAAACATACGCCCATTTGGTTGAGCCATAGATTTTAAAGTTATCAACCGCCTCATACTTCTTAGAAAACTGAGATGCTTCGCGGATATCGCCCATCTTAACAGGCTCGACATACTCACCACTCAAAGTTTTATACTCGGACTCCTTTCGAGAAGGGATGTATAAAGTTGGATTATATTGTTCCTGCTTTACAAATCGCTTGCCGTTTTTGTACCCGCGAGTATTGACCATGTTGCCTCGGACGTGAGCATGAGTGTAGAAGTTCAAATTCCGTACCCTTCAAAGTTCTCAACTTCTAGTTCGTTCCACATAAATACTACGCAATGGTCGGTTTGGAAACCTTGTTCTTCAAGGAAAGAAGATTGATCATTTTCCCAACCTTCCTGAAGCATTTCCTCATCGGCATCTGTACATCCATCATAGCAAATATCTTCGGAGCAGCCGTCGTACGACCCAATAAACTCATATTCATCGAAGTCATATGGCTCAAAACAATCCTCATCCTCATTAGACATAGCCAGAGTCAGTCTCTCAACTTCTTCCGCAGTCATAGGAGTGATGTTAACAGTACCGCCGCGCCAGAGAATAGAAACAGTAACACTCCGACCATCCTCATGTGTAAAGGACTCAACCTCCTCAAAACTTTTCTTGTATTTGGGAGATACTGAATAAACCTTACCGATTTCAATTTCCATAATCATCAACCTGTAATAATATTGTAAATTTCATGCCAGTTATTAACTCTGACCGCATCACCATTATACGCTACATTGTACCCATGAGCAAGTAATAAAGAATTCAACCCAGCGGCAGCACCAACGTCAGCATTTTCTGCTTTATCTTCAACCCAGAAACAGCCAGTACCTTTATACTTCGCAAGCGCCTCATCCTTATCACCACCGCAAGGCAAGCAAGTAACAACCTCAAAGATGCCCTTACCAAATACAGCCTCAAGATTTTCAATACGAAGCTGGCGAGCTTTCGGGCAGTCAGACTGAGAAGTAATAGCGTGGAATACATAACCGTGGTCAGTATGCAGTTTACGAACATACTTAACAGCATCGCGAAACGGTGTCAGGTCACGTATCCAAGCACTCTCATTAAAGGAAGAGACCAATGGCTTGGTAACTTCTTTATCAACTCCAAATACTTCATTAATTTTATACATAGCGCCCCAACCACGAACAGGACTATATCCACGCCCTTCCATGTAGTTCATGAAACCATGAACCCAATCAAACAAGACGCCATCGCAATCTGTCAAGATTACCTTTTCTTTACTTACATACACTAACCATACTCCAATTCAATTCAACATATATATTATACTATATCCAGCAGGAAAGGCAAGACTTATTTCTATCTTTTTTCCTAAACATCGGAGCGCAGATTGATGTAATCAGTTCGCTCACCTTCCGGAAGCATTATCCATGATTCTGTAGAATTGTAGTATGTTTCGTGAGAAAGAACATAGTTGCCATAAAAGTTCTTGGCAATAACCTTCTCGCTTTCCCATTCTTCAGTAACTGTTTGGTCAGCGTCAACTACTCGCCACCCAATAACTACCTCGGAATCGTAATGGTTAGTTGCCTCAATAAGTTTGCTGAGATATTTAACAGTATCAGATAGACAATTGTGGGGGATCGAAGTATCAAACTCGCCATACATGGTGTAGGTGTTACCGCCCTTCATCTTCCAACCTTGAGGGCATTCACCCTGACCGTCCCAATCGTGGGCGGCATAGTTTTCGGAGTTTTGGGTATCAATAACTAATTTTCTCATATTCATCTCTTATATCAATTTATACAGCTATTATACCTAATGCGTGCGTGTATGTCAAGCAATATCGTCATTACATTTCATTATAGTCGTTATAACTTTGGAGAATAGATGGTTATGAGTTCTTCTTTACCTTTGACTTTGATGTCGCCTATTGGTCTCGATTCAATAGTGGTAAGTTGGTCCATTGTTGCGCGAGAGTAGATGGTCTTGTATTCGAGATAC